GGGGGTTCTGGAGAAAACCTAGACCATAAAGGAGGTCTTATGCCTGAATTGATCGTTAATCGGTGAAGTACTCAGCATCGAGGTCGAACTCGTCGTAGAAGGATCTTGTTTGTATATAAAGTTGAAAATCAGTAAATCCAGTGTGACGAAGATGACGATTGCAGTACGCCTCGGGGGCGAAAGAGTATTCCGGTAAAACAACGTCTCTGTAAGGGACGAAGCTCCGAGAGGAGGGCCGCGGGAAAATCGATGATATGTAGCGATCACCGAATGGGTCGAAGTTCACGGTCGGAAGGACGATGTCAGAAATATCGAGCCCAAGTGTTGTAAGGTACTTGAACGACTTTGACGACAGGTTGGAAACATGGAGTTCCAAGTCCTCGCGTGAAATGTTGTGCGCTCGCATAATCCAAACGATTGCGTCATAGAAGAGGACAGCAGCCTTTTGGTCCATACACGAGTACAATTGACCAAGCATACGCGCAGCAGAGTCGATGGGACCATCGACTGCACGCTCCGGAAACAGGGTAGATGCCAGGATAAAATCTATTGAGCGACGGGGTCCACCAAGACGGTAGAAGTAACCAAGCCACTGAATGTTCTCAGAATTATCCGTAAGAATGGTCTTGTCGGTAGACAAGACACCACCAAAGACGACATTGAGCTGTTCGGACAAAGCATCCAAGTCGAGCTCGCGACACGCGAGAAAGATGGTACTGTCATCACCGAAGTAGTAATCCTTAGCAGGTAAACTGCCGGTACATCGATAAAGACAAGTGCGCATTTGAACTGCGTTCACGATAGTGTCGAGGATGTTTGTAAACATGGATCCAGAAGGTACGCCTTGTTTCTTTTGAATACGGGTGCCATCGGGCATCCGAACCTTCGTGTTGATGAAGTAAGAAACCATAGCCTTCCAGCGTCGACATGTTTGCTCAGGGTTGACGTTCCAGATCTTCCCTTCACTATCTTTGACTCGGGAAAAGTCAAACCAATCAGACATCATCGCGAACACGTCGCGGATAATCCAATTAGTAACGTTAGCATCGAAGCTTGACAGGTCAGCACAGAGAGACAACTCAATACCATGGGTGTTGAAGGAGCGAGCGAGGTGCTCGTGTCCAGACCGCATAGTCTCAAGTCCCAATCCGTAAAAGGCGTCAGTTTTGTCGCAGTGCTCCTTCAGGAACGAGAGCAGAGGATAGAAGAAGCGAGCTTCTTCAAGGATGACGTCTGTGGGGTAACCCCACACCGGGCGGACCTTCTCTTTGTGTCGTTCAGAAGCAACGACACGGTGAAAGGCCAGAGAGTCCGGTAAAGACCAAGGAATACCACGTCCAATCATGTCCCAAGCGCGGTGAATGTGACCAGAAGACAGCTTATCATCGAGAACCGCGCCACGAGTGTGGTAGCCTTGGTTGACCCAAGGAAATCCAGGAGAGGTGGAACGAGGAAAATCGGGATGACGCGCTGCAGCGCCGAGAGTAAGTGGAATAATACGTTCGCGGGGTCGTAATTCGTCGAGAGTTTTCTTTAGGATAGCCAAGTAATCGCCATCAACACATCTTTTCGGGAGGTTGGTGCCGTACCGTAACAGGTTCTCCTTCAGAATGGCCGTGTCCCCGGAGGGCCTGTGCCACTCTTCTTGAATGTAAGAGAGTTTCGCTCGACCTTCGTCGTCGGTGACAGAAGAAAGAGCTAGCGAAGCGATATCATCGTTGTGTTTCGCTTTGTTCATAGGAAAGCGATTCACTTTGCGGAGGTACCGTAATGCCATATTGTTAGATAGAATTTGCCACAAGAAGTGGACTTATCACCAAGTTCATAAAACACATG